TGTTAGTACAGCTTTCGGACTTGGGGCAGAAGGTTTTAGCAGGGTAGCTGACGTTATTACTAAAGCTTCTGCTATCTCCATGACCAGTGTTGAAGCCTTCTCTGGAGCCATGAGGCAGGCCACTGTAGTTAACTCCCAATACGGAGTCTCCTTGGAGGACACCGCTACAGGCATTACAGCACTTGCAAACATTGGTATTCAGGCGTCTGCTGCTGGTACTGCCTTTAGAAATATGTACGCCGATCTATCAGGCCGGTCTAAAAAGGTTGAAGCTATCATAAGCTCTTTAGGGTTGAAAATTCGAGACAGTGTTACAGGCGGTTTCAGGCCCATGTTAGAGGTTGTTGCAGAGCTTAATGAAAAGCTTTTGCAAATGTCAGCTATAGACGCTAAAAATGTTATTCAACAACTTTTCAGCGAACGAGGCGGAAAGCCAATTGTAGAGATGCTGCGCCTTATCCAGACGGAGGCCAAAGGCGCAGGCTCTGGACTTGCCAACGAACTTGCCCGTATTAGAAAAGAAATTGATGAGTCTTATGGTATGGCAGCTATTTCAGCAGCCAGACTTTCTCAGACATTACAAAGCCAGTTTAAAGGTGTCGGCGCTGCTTTGCAGAACTCCATGTACACCGCCTACCAGTCGGTTGAACCTATTCTATGGTTAACTGCTTCTGCTGCTAAAGAGGCCTTTAACTCTCCAGAATTTGTATCAGGACTGACAGAACTTGTGAGGTTAATGTCTAGTGTAGTTACAGTCCTAGTAAAGTTTACCGCCTTTTTGGTAGAGCACAGCACAGCAACACTTGCTGTAGTCGGAGCTTACACTCTGTGGAGGGTTGGTCTTGGTATAACTATCAGTATGCAGGCCACTGCTGCTGCTGCGTTGGTTGCGGACACCGCTGCTACAGAAGCTAACACTATTGCTAAAGCCAAAAATGCTGCTGTCTCTAGGGCAGGAGCTTTAGCAAACCTTACTTCTCTAGGTAAGGTTGGAGCTGTACTCGCTGTAGTAGCTGCCGGTTGGATGCTGTATGAGTACCTTCAGTCTAAGTCTGGGGATGCTTCTAAAGAGGCTGCTGAAAAGCACTCTCAGGGAATTATAAAGGCCTTAGATGAAGAAGCTAAAAAACTAGAAAGAATTAACGAACTGAATCTTCAAGGACTTACTATAGGTGATGCTAAGAAGCGACAAGCGGAAGAGGCTGCTGCAAGAGAACAACTTCAACCTGAAGAAGACTTTTTAGGGAAAGCAAAGGAAAGGGAAAGGAGAGCCTTTCAAAGGCTAAGCAACCTTCCTGATATCACACCTAGCACTAATTTGGCTGCAAGAGCACTAACAGAAAAGAATCTAAAGAAAGAACTAGACGAAGCCTCTGCTGCTGTAGACTCCTCCATTAAGCGTGTAGGCTCTCAAATGGGAGCCGTAGACCGTGTCAGAGAGCAGGCTAAAAGGGTATCAGATGCGGAGCAAAAAGAACTTGCAGAAAAACTGAAAGCCTCTGGTGCGCTTTTCAAAGGTTTAGAAGCTGCCCCTGATATGTCAGGAGGCAGGGGAGCCTCTGACCCCCGTGGCCTAATAGAAAAAGACAACACCCTTAAGAACCTAGAGAGAAGGCTGAACGATGAAACAGCCTTACTTAAGGCTGCTTACGACGATCAAGCCCAAATACTTGACAACAAGCTCCAGAACGAAATCATAAACAGAGGCGAACACCAAGCTCGCCTACTGCTTTTAACTGCCTCTTACGAAGCAGAAAACCTGGCCGTGGTTAAAAAGGGGCTTGAGGATTACGCCTCCTCTTACGATACTACCTATAAAGAAATTGAAGCTAAGAAGAGAGCCTCCCCTGTAGGTAGCCAAGCCTATAAAGATTACGATGCTGCTTTGCAGGCTATGCGGGAAGAGCGCCTTACGTTTGAGCAAACTCAAAATTCTAAGATTGAAAAACTAGAAAGTGATAGTCTCAAGCGCCGTACAATTGCAGCGAATAACTACTATGGTGAGATTGCTAAACTGAAAAAGGCTGATGCTGAATTTTGGGAAAAAGACACTAGAGACACAGAAAGAGAGCGGGCTTTAAAAGCCTTAGAAGAGTCCTACGCCAATATAAACACCTCCCTCTTTAGCACAGCTGAGGCAGAAAAGGCTCAAGCACTTGAGACTAGAAAAGCCACTGACGCTTACCTAGAGAAAACAGAGGCTATCAAGGAACAGATCAAACTTGAAAGGCAGAGACTTGCTGCTCTGCAAGACGCCTTAGTCTTTTCTAACCTCATGGCTGGCGATGCTGGCAACCCTGTGGCAGAAGAACTTCTGACGAATATTGCTCAAAGAGAAGGGGCTATCGCAGAGCTGTCTAATCTCTTAGAGACTTCTACAGCAGAAGCACTAAGACGTGGAGCTGAAAAAGGTTTTGAAGCCTACCGAGATGTGATGAAGCAAAAACGGGACGCCCTAGTTAACGGCGTAGCTGATGCTATTGATACCGCTATCTTTGAAGGTGGTAAGGCTGGGCGTGTTAAACTGAGAAAACTACTTGTAGACGAACTGCTTCGTAAGCCTTTTATGATGCAGGTTAAGGTCTTGCTACAGCCTATCATGGGTGCCATTGTCGGTGCTCTTTTCGGTGGGGGTGGCGGAGGCGGCGGTGTGGTAGCTCAGGCAGGCAGTGCAGCAGGTGGAGCAGGCAACATCCTAAATATGGGTAGTAGCGCTTATTCTGCGTATGCAGGCCTTTCTTCTGGTACAGGGTTTCTCGGCGGGCTGGGAAGCAGCTTAGGTATAAGTCAAGGTGCTGGGGCTGTAGCTGGGTACAACGCGGGCGCAATATCCGCTACTGAGTTTGCTAGTTTAGCTAGTGGTGCTGCTCCTACTGGTTTCATGGGGAGCCTTGGTGCGGCAATGCCCTGGATTGCTGGCGGGTTAGCTGTTGCAGCTGCATTGGGTTTGTTCCGTAAAACTAAAACCGTAGGTTCTGGTATCACAGGTGAGCTTGGGGGTAAAGACTCCTTAAGAAGCTATGACTTACGCCGTAAAAGTGGCTATCTACTTGGTGGGCCAAGCTACAGTATCAGGGACACAGGTGAGTTAGAAGGTAGTAAAGCAATTCAAGATGCTTATCTAGGTATGCGTAAAAATACCGTGGATATGGCTAAAAGTCTAGGGTTAGATACAACTAAGATTGAGAATTTTACCACCCAGATTGGCACACAGATCCACCCTGACACAGGTAAGCAAAAAGGGCTTGATTTAACCGGCCTCTCACAAGAGCAAGCTCAAGCTAAGATCGCAGAAGCACTTAAAACTGCTAACAACGAAATGGCACAAGAGCTTCTTGGTTCATGGGAAGAAACTGTTACTGAGACAACTCGTAGGGTAAATGAAATAGTCCGCGACCCAAATGCTTACGATAGCTACGACATGGTTACCAGGGGTGTTGTTGATAAAGAAACTGTCCGTACTTACAAACCTTCCGAGTTTGCCAAAGAAGGCGAAACAGCTATTGAGACACTGACAAGACTTGCTACCTCTCTAGGCACAGTCAACGCAGTATTCGACAGCCTCGGTCAGACCTTGTTTGAAAGCAGCTTAAAAGGAGGGGACTTAGCCAGTAAGTTGATCGACGCTTTTGGTGATATTGAAAAATTCACAAAAGCAACATCGTATTACTTTGACAACTTCTACTCTGATGAAGAAAAAAGAGCAGTTGCTCTTCGTCAACTAGGTAAGACATTCAAGGACAAGGGCTTAGACTTACCTAAAACAAAAGAAGAATACCGCGCTCTCGTGGAATCTCAAGACCTTTCTACAGAAGCAGGTCGGAAGATGTACGCCTTCCTGCTGGAACTTGCCCCTGCTTTCACTGCTGTAGGTGATGCTGCTAGACAAGCCGCCGAAGCCGCTGCCACTGCTGCTAGGGATACCAGAGACAAGGCGTTGGCCGCACTTGAAAAAGCTGTTGCCAAAGAGAAGGAGCTTCTCGATAAGAAAATAAGCCAACAGCAAGACCTTATAAGCAAGCTGACTAGCCTGTTTGACTTTCTGGATAAGAGCATTAAAGAGCTTTATTCGGAAGTCAGTTCTACTGCTAAAGCCTCAGCCTCTACGGGTACTGCCAACATTAACGCCATGTTAGCCACGGCTTTGTCTGGTGGTGGTCTTCCAGATCAAAAGGCTTTGGAGGAAGCCTACTCTGCTGTTCGCGGACAGATGAGCATGGACAACTATGCTAGTGTTATCGACTTTGAGAAAGATAAGCTAGTTTTAGCAGGAAAGCTCTCTCAGTTGAGAGACCTCACTGAAGATCAACTCACTGACGCTCAAAAAACGCTCAAGGAACTCGAAGCACAAAGCCTAAAACTTGATGAGACTTTAGATTACTGGAAGAAACAGATTGAGATAGCTAACGGTACTTACGAGGCTATTTTAACTGTTGAAGAAGCCATCCGTGGTTTGAGGGAAGCAACTGCTAAACCAATGGACAAGATTCCCGGTACGTTTAAACCTGATTTTGTGATTGGTGGAGGTAACGCAGTCACAGGCGGAAGCACACCAAGGAGTGCAGGTAAAGACGCTAGCGGACGTTATGTAACTGAAAACTACTTAGGCAGCTATGGTTCTTCTTATGCAGCAGTAAGCGACGCGGAGCAATCGAGGCTCGAAAGTTTGCAGAAAATCTATGACCAAGCATCCAGCAGTGGAGGCAGTGTCGCAGATGCTTTTAGAGCCCTGTTCGGTGCCGGTGCTTCTCTCACAGATATCGGTGCGTTAAGCGGCTTCAATTACACCGATCTAGCAGATGCTGCAAGACGTGCTGGAGTGAACTCTTTCGCAGTTGGTACTAACTACGTACCTGAAGACCAACTTGCTTTTGTGCATAAAGGTGAGGCAATAGTACCTGCTGAATACAACCCTGAAAACGGGAATATGACAGAATCTATGGTCTTGGAAATCTTGTCAAGGGAACTTGCTAAAATGAATGAAAACCTTGCACTGAATTTGATTGAGACTGTTAAAATCTCAAAGGCTGTGAATGGTAACCCAGAGCAACCAACCCCTGTAACACTCGTGTAATGAAAATACTTCCACCATTAACTATTACTGATGCTAACTTTGGGGCAGGTACCACCATAGCCGAACCCGCTGCTGGTGAAACTCTGTGGGTTAGTGGTACTTTTGCATTAGGTGCTAAGGTCATAAGGACTACTACTCACAGGGTCTATGAATGTGTGCAGGCTCATTCAGCGAGAGCTACTTTCCCAGAGAATGACCCCACCTTTTGGCAGGACATTGGGCCTACTCAAAGGTACGCGCCTTTTGACTTTTACAGAAGCACAGCAGCTACCACAACCACTAGCCTTACTTATCAATTAAATGTAGGCATATTCAACACAGTCGCGCTCTATGGGCTTGTAGGTTCTTCGGTCACTATCCTGATAAAAGCTACTCCCGGTGGCACAGTTATTCACAATCAAACCTACTCTCTCTTGGAAGACCCTCCAAACTGGTATGAGTATCTTTTTAGCAGTCTGCTGCAAAAGGATAAACTGATTGTGCAAAATCTGCCTATACGAAATACCGCTGAACTGACTTTAACGGTAGCTGCCTCTACAGGTGCCACAGTGTCTTTGGGACTTTTCAACATAGGCAACATTATCCCCCTATACATTGAAGGCTCTGTAGGTGCCGGTGTAGAGTGGGGTGCTACAGCAGAACCTACTACGTACAGCTTCATTAAAACCTTAGACGATGGTACACTCACCATTGTTAGAAGACACAAAGCTACCAATATGCGATGCCGGGTGACCATGCCTAAAGCGTCAGCTGATTACGCTTTGGACATATTTCAGCGGTACCTCGACATTCCGGTCTCCTGGATAGGTGTAGATGTTGAAGGCTACTCAGGCCTAAGCCCATTTGGGCTGGGTTCAGGTGAACTTATATACGAAAACTTTTCTACAAGTAAATTTCAGATAACAGTAAAAGGACTTGTTTAAATGCCTTTAGTTGCACCAACATCTATCACTGCCCTACCTTCGGCTCCAGACCCAAACAACAGGGCGACGTTTAACACACTTGCCTACCCTTGGAGTGTAGCTTTAAACCCATTTGGTACACAGGTAGCAGCACTCGGTTCAAATGTCTATGATAATGCTGTCTATGCAGTAGACACCACAGGTGCTTACCTGACTTCTGCGCTAACCGCTAAAGACTTAGCTGAAAGTGCTGCTGCTGTCTCTGCTGCCTCTGCTAATTTCAAAGGTCTGTGGAGCACTTTAACAGGTGCTTTGAATAAACCTGCCTCGGTTAAGCACAATGATCGGTTTTGGCTGTTACTAAACAACCTCGCGAACGTGGCAACTAGCCAACCGGGGGTTTCAGCCGATTGGACAAGTACAACAGCAGGGACTGAAATTACACAGGTCATAACTACAACTACTGCCGCTGTGGCCGGTGTCACTTACCTGATAAATGCTACAGGCATAGAGCTAGACATACCCACTACAGGACTACTTAAAGGCGACACCTTTGGAGTGTGCCTACTTGCTACTTCAGGAACACAAACCATAGATATAGGCAGCCTGAAAGTCAATAAGCAGACTTTAAGTGATGGCAAGATTTTACTAAACGTACCCTCAGCGTCTTTCAAACTTGTTTATGAAGATGCTACTATTGGTCTCTGGATTAAGTAAGGAAAATAAATGCCAACACCTTTAACCGGCGTACTCGGAGTCAGTTCTGGCGGATTGCCAAACCAGTTTATCTCTACAACTTCTGGCAGTTTTACAGTTAGAGTTTCTGCGGACTACCTTATAACTGCTATCGGGCCTGGGGGTGGAGGTGGGGGTTCAACACCTGGAGCACCTGGAAGGCGAGGCGGTGCTGCTGGAGGCATATCTCAAAGTAAGCAGTACCTAACTGCCGGTACAGTTATCAATCACACCATCGGCGCTGGTGGCCCTGGTGGTGCCAACGGTGCCAACGGTGTTGCTGGGGGTACTACTACAGTGACTGCAACTGGCCTTACCACGATGACCGCCAACAGTGGTGCAGGGGGTACGACTACAGGTGCTCCAGCAGGCGGCACAGCCTCGGGTGGTAACGTAATGAACGTCACAGGCGGCTCTTCATCTGATGTTAGTACGTCTGGAGGGGGAGCTGTAGGTATATACGGCTACACACCAGCAGGCAGCGGCTCTGGTGCAGGCACTGGTTGCTTTGGAGGTGGTGCCCAATCAACAGGCGTAGACTTAGGCTCTGCACCAACCCCAAGCGATAATTCCCGGTTCCTTAATGGAAGGTACTTGACCCCTATAGGTAGAATTAACGCAGCCACAGGTAACGGTGATACTGAGCCGGGGGCAGGCGCAGCAGGCGGCGGCAATAACTTAGCAGGGGGCATGTTTGCTGGCGGAGGTGGAGCTGTTTCTAGCACGGGTGGCCGGGGTGGACAGTTAGGCGGAGGTGGAGGTGCAGCAGCACCAGGAGGAGGCTCCTCTGGTGGAGCCGGTGGTGTAGGCGGTATCATTATTGAGTGGGTTGCTTAACATGCTGTACGAGATACTTAACCAAGAAGGTCAAGTAGTCAACCGTATATCCGCTTCTGCTGAGTACATGCAAAATAACTACTCAGAAGAAGAGTATGCTTTGGTAGAATCCCCTCCTGAAGTTCCAACGGTGCCAAGAAGCCTTACTATGAGGCAGGCACGTATAGTATTGCGACGAGCAAATTTGCTTTCCAGCATAGACACTGCTATTCAAAACCTACCAGAGCCTGATAGAACTGAAGCGACTATAGAGTGGGAGTATAGTAACGAGGTACAAAGACACAACGGCTTTGTAGCTCAACTTGCTACTCTACTCGGTATGTCAGAGTTAGACCTAGACAACCTATTCATCACTGGAGCCGCACTGTGAAACTTGCATCCTACACTGGAACGCGCCCAGGAATTATGGGCATTGGTAACCGTCTGATACGCCTACGATTGCGCGGACGTGTGAGCCACTGCGAAGTCGTATTTGAACCCGGCGACGGTGTCGATCACTTGATGCCAGACGGTACGTGTGCCCCAGACGCCGATAACCGCTTATGGTGCTTTTCCAGTGTTGGACTTGAAGGCCTGCCCGATTATTCGCCGCGCAGAGCAGGCAGTATTGGTGGATGCCGATTTAAGCGTATTCACGTACATGATTGGACGAAGTGGGACTTAGACAACGCACAGGTTGACCCCATAAGCGCTGCGGAACATGCGTACCGGTTGCAGGGCACACTTTACGATTGGCAGTACATAGCAGGCTTTCTAGCATGGGGAGTACCAGAGAGGGAAGGAAGACTTGCATGCAGTGAAGCGTGTGCGGCTGTTTTAGGATTCGATCAACCTCACCGTTTTGACCCGTGCAGCTTACAATCTGCTGTAAGGAGATTTGCAAAATGGACATTGTAAAATTGCTGGACGTTGCTGGGGTGCCAAGTTCTCAGAAAAAGGCAGCGCTTAACTGCCTACTAGAGGCGCACAGACGCACAGACGGTCTGCTGCTGCATAAGATCAAGACACGGTACTTGCTAGCAGACGACCTCGCTAAAAAATTAGCATGGGAAGACGAGCGGCTTATTGACGTAAACAAGTCTCTTGCCCCCTACGATATTGAGCCGATGCGAAATATCACGTGTAATGGAGATAACGCACCTTGGGAAATGACAGCTCAAGGCGGGAGGCCTCGTGAGGGGCACTGGTTGAACAAAGACCCACAGTCAGCGGACTACAGGGAGGCTGTGGCTTCCTGCTATTGGTGCCCAGGCCATCACCCACGCAGCTACGAGGCGCGCAAGGCGTGGTACCGGCGTAACGGTGGAGCTTACCGTGCCTACCAGCTAGGGATGGAGATTGACCCATCACAGAGTGTTGAAGCAGTTCAAGGTGTAAGTGGTAAGCTGTGGGTTTCAGTTTATCGTTGTGGCGATGTTTGGCAGTTAAATGCAACGCAAAAAGTAGCTGGACGGTTGACGATAAAGACCCGCATTGGGTACGAGATTACTAATGTTTGGAACGCACAGGGAGAGCTTGCTTGGTACCCCATCGTAGGACACACGCTTAAAGCACCTGTAACTTGGTCTGTCTTACCTAGTTTAAAAGGTTAGTAATGCAGCCAGCAGTAATTAACTATACGCTCTACCAAGGAACCACTTTCAAAAAGTCGTTTCAATGGTTATCTGGTAGTACGCCTACAAACCTAACAGGCTGTACTATTAAGATGCAGGTTAGGGCGACCTATGACTCAGAATTAGCCTTAGAATTAACTACTCCTTCTTCTGGAATTACTATAGTAGACGCTGTTAATGGTGAGTTTGAGATACTCATAGCACCTGCTCAAAGCCAAGACTTCACAAACCTGAAGTATCTCTACGATATAGAGATTACCTTTCCCAATAGCACAGTGTTCCGTGTTATACAAGGTGAGCTGCGCCTTAGCCGTGGAGTTACACGATGACAGATGTAGTGGTAGCTACGGAAGAACATACGATTGTCATCAAAGAAGGCACTGAAGAGAGTCGCGTTGTTGTCCAAGAAGATACAACATACACTATCATATCCCCAGCAGAGCAGGGGCCTCCGGGAACAGTTTCGTTAGACAATATTGCCTCTCAGTTAGTCAGTGCAGACTCTGGTAACAACTTAACTATAGGTACGGACGGTAAGCTGTTCTCCCTGCCACAACTGTCATCTACAAACTGGTAAACAGAAATGCCAACATACCAAATATTTAAAGAGACTGTACTCCCTGGAACCTTGCAGGCGCATAGTATCTACCTTATCGCACCCTCAGCTAGACCTGACTTTGTAGAGATGTACGTTACAGGCTCATCGGCTAGCACTGTTAAGCGAGTTATAGACAGTGCGCAGGTACAGTCTATGATTGATACGGCTGTGTCAGGTATCGGAACAATATCTATTGTTGCTGATATTGCTGCTAGAAATGCTCTATCACCTACCTCTAATGTGCAGGTTCTAGTTTTAGATGCTACAGGCGACGTTACTGTGGCGTCTGGTGCAGCTACCTACGTTTACCGCCTAAGTACAACGTCTTGGATTAAGATATCAGAGGCGGAGTCCCTAGACGTGTCCTTGCAGTGGGCTAACTTACAAAATAAGCCTACAAGTTCTGTTGCTGACATTGATGACGCTGTTGCTAAGAAGCACAGCCACACAAACAAGACAGAGCTTGATAAGATCGGCGAATCTGGAGGTCTATTCACGTATAACGGAAGCAAACCAGTCATAGACTGGACTTCTGTGGGTTGGTGACATGCCTGTTTTTCGTGTAGAAAAAGTAGTAGCCAATCTGCCTTCAACCTTGCAGGCAGATACTGTTTATGCTGTTAGAGCAGGTGCAGGTTTTGACCTGTACATTACAGACGCAACAGGCAGTGTTGCCCACCAACCAAATAGCTCGTCAGGCTTGGCTAAAACTACAGTGAGCATATCACCTGTTAAGTATGGGCAGGCGGGTGTGACAGTAGCCCTGGCTGGTGTAACTCCCTCCAACTTCTTTCAATGCCAATTAGTACCAAATGCTGACTTTGATGCTGACGATCTGGAAGGGTTTAAAGTGGCTGCTGAGGCAGGCACTAACGAGGTAGTATTTACCATTTATACTGCTGGCCCAATAGTAGGCCAGTTTGATATTTCCTACACTAAAGGTTAGAGATGAGCCTCTTAAAAAACTTGCTTGGCAATTTTATGCCACACTTAGAGAGCCGCAGAAGTCAGGCGACACTTGCGTCTATTAACTCTGAACTTGTCCACGACGTAGACGGTGACGAGAGTGCTGTTATTTACATAGATGGTAGTGGTACTTTAAACTGTACCTACATCGTAGAAGGAAGTCCTGACGGGGTAACTTTTGTACCTCTTATCTGCTATTCCTATGCCCCAGGGTCTGTTGGGGGTACGTTACCTCAACCTGGTCAACCTGTCTATACAGAAGCTGTTAACGCTGCTGCTATTGACAGGATGTTGTGCTGTGCTACAGGTGGACTTAGGAAGATAAAAATCAGGTTATCAGCGCATACCAGCGGTACAGCATTGGTAACAATAAACAGTGATTCCTGTGCAAGTATAAGTCCTTATGTTAGAGATCAAAAATCAGCTACGTTGTCTGTCACCGCTACCGGTGCAGCCAGTGCAGCGGTTACTTTAACCATGCCTGCTGTTGTCGGTCTGAGGCACTATATTGACAGAATAGAGGTTAATCGTAGCGCTACTGCTGCGTTAACCGCTGCTGCTACTCCTGTTGTGGTCACAACGACTAACATCCCCGGTGCCCCGGCACTAACTTTCGGCTCAGACGCTGGCGGAATAGGGCTTGACCAGATTAAGGTG